ACCGGCGAGACAACCGCAATGAAATGCCCGAACGGATGCCTGGAGGATCCCGAAGGGCCAACAGGAGTAAAGCTCGGCTCAAGACGTGCGGTCCGTTTCTTATGGATCGAGGACTGGTTCGGCAACATGTGGCAGTTTAGAGACGGAGTCAACATCAAGAACCGCCAGCACTACTGCTGCAATAAGCGTGCAAGCTACGCAGACGACACATACACCGGAGACTACCAGAAGCTCGGCTACGTATGCCCGACAAACGAAGGATTCATCAAAAAGATGGGATTCGACAGCCTGCATCCGGAATACGAGCTCCCGATTGAGGTAGGTGGTGGAGCCGACGCATATATCGGCGATTACTACTACAGCAGCGAAGGCGGAACGCTGGTGCTCTCTGGCGGTAACGTGAACGGCGGTACGCATGCCGGGCCTTTCTCCCGGCGCTGTTACAACGGTGCGGGTTTTACGAGCTGGAACCTCGGCGGTCGCCCTCATTGCCGCAAGGCTGCCATTTAAAGGGGGACCGGGGGACCTTTATCCCCCGGAACTACCGGCAGCATAACTGAAAAATAGGCAGGCGCAAAGACGAAGGCGCCTGCTGCCAATAAAGAAAATTAAACACAGGGAGCGTAACTGCGCGCGGCTGGTGATCTCTGGCGGTAACGTGAACAACGGTACGCATGCCGGGCCTTTCTACCGGAACTGTAACAACGGTACGGGTAATACGAACTGGAACATCGGCGGTCGCCCACTTTGTTAGATTCTCGATTTTATATGGCATCATCGAATTATTCGTTAAGATAATGCCGCAGGTGCGCTTCCTTACCCCTTGGTAAAAATAGGCCGCGAATGACGCTGGTTAGTACGCCAGGAATGGAGCTGGAAAGTCAGCGAGGCTAACAAAGAGAGTCTGAAAGGAGATAGCCATTCATGGAAGATACACAAAAGCAAGACAAGCTACCACCAATCAAATACACGAAGCGAGTCGGTCACTTATTCGAGCACGTCCGCGACATCGACAACCTGAAGGAAGCGATCAAGGACGCAGCGAGACATAAGCGGAAGCGCAAAGAGGTCCAGAAGGTCCTGGAGGACATCGATGGACACGCGCTGGAGCTGCAGAAGATGCTGGATGAGGAAACCTTCATACCGGCCAAGTACACAATGCGACGAATCAACGATGGCATTCAGAAGAAGACCAGAGACATCGCGATCCCGCGATTCTGGCCAGATCAGTGTGTGCATCACGCATTCGTTCGCATTTTCAAGCAGATCGTTCTGCATAGCGCCTATCCATTCAGCTGCGGATGCGTACCAGGAAAAGGAACGCACGGAGCAAAGACCGCGATCGAGAAGTGGATCAGGAAGGATCCAAAGCACACCAAGTACGTCCTGAAGCTGGACGTCCGGAAATGCTATCCAACCATGAGCCACGAAGAACTCCGGAAGAAGCTGCAGCACAAGATAAAAGACAAGAAGTTCCTGCGCCTGGCAGACCGGATCATCGCGAGCTTTCAACAGCCGATGGCCACGCACGAAAGACTGCAGCCGGAGATCGACGCAGTAGGCATCCCGGTCGGGCTCTTTACCTCGCCATGGTTCTGCAACTTTTTCTTTCAGGACATCGACCACAAGGTCGCCGAGAAAACCGGAGCCGCGCACAACGTGAGATACGTGGATGACATGGTCTTGTTTGATTCAAGCAAACGACGACTGCACAAAGCTCTCGAATTCATCGAAGCCGAAGTAAAAGCCACGAAGCAGACCGTCAAGGACAACTGGCAGGTCTTTATATTGAACAAGCGCCCGCTTGACTTCTTAGGTTTCAAGTTCCATCCGAACAAGACAACCATCAGGAAGTCGATCATGCTAAGGATCAGCCGGAAAGCCAGGACGATCGCCAGAGCTGCATACGCATCCATCCGGAACGCGCACGCCATGGTTTCATACATCGGATACATCGTGAATTCAGACAGCCAGCACTTCTACGAGAAATGGGTGCGGCCGTTTGTTAATATTAAGCATCTGAAAGGAGTAATCGCTGATGAAGACAGAAAGCAACATCAGGCCTGCGTCGCAGTTTGAAATTGAGGCGCTCCCGCCAATCGAAGGAAGATCCTGCACCGTCATTTTATATGACAATATCCAGGGACCATTCACACGCCAGGCTTCAGGAGAAGACCAGGAGCCACAGGAATACTTCACATTTGACCGCTACACCGTAGACACGATCTACAGAGAAGGCCTCGCTGCAGCAGTCGCAGCAGATACGGAGACCTGGATCCAGAATGCCAAGGAGGCGGAAACGTCCGGAGAACAGCCATCAGAGCTGGAAATCCTGACAAAGACCGTTACAAAGCAGCAGGCACAGATTGAGTCGATCAACCAGAGCGTCGATGACATCACGCTCGCGATTCTTGGAGGTGAGTAAAATGTATGAAAGACTGAAAAGATTATACCAGGAAGGACGCGCGTCCGAAGCAATGCTGAAGAACGCGGTCAAGAGAGGATGGATCACAGATGAAGAAATGCAGGAGATCATCGCCTCAAAGAAAGAGCCAGAGGTTCCAGTGTCTACACCGGAATCCTGATAACACCTGCAGAAGGACATACGAGCCATGCACGGAAAGCTGCCGGTACTTCGGTACCTGCGGCGAGTGCGTGGCTTATTTTATTCCGGCAGGCCAGCAGCCATGCAGAAGCTGCAACAAATTAAATGCAGGAGGGAGGTAGGAACCAATGGACATGACAACAATCGTCGTGGCCGCCAGCATTCCGTCCGCGTTCACAGGCTTCTGTTTCTGGCTCATCGAGCAGAATCTCAAGAAGCGTGCGGACAATGAAAAAGAGGAACGCGAGGAGCGCCAGAAACAGCTGGACGAACGCGAACAGATCAGAGAGAAGAATGAGCTCTGCATCATCAACAGCGTGAACGCAGCCATAGCGCTCGGAGAGGCCACAGCCAGAGCCGTGCAGAGAATCCCAGATGCACACTGCAACGGAGACATGCACGCAGCCCTGGACTACGCTCAGAAGGTCAAGCATGAGCAAAAGAACTTTCTGAACGAACAAGCACTGAAACATATCATCGAGGAAGGAGAACAAACATCATGAAACATATCGACTGGAAAAGAAAACTGACAAGCAGAAAGCTCTGGACAGCAGTGGCATCATTCGTATCAATGATGATCGTAGCCACAGGAGGAGCAGAGAACACAGCCACACAGGTAACGGCACTCATCATGGCCGGAGCATCCGTCGTGGCATACATCATCGGAGAAGGACTCACCGACTCCGCGAACATCGGATCCGACGATTCAGAGGAATAAGAAGCACAAAGCACCCAGGGCGGCCACCAGGCTGCCCTTTTTTATTTAGGAGGTATGCAAGATGGCAATCACAGAGAAACAGCAGAGATTCATCGAAGACATAGCTAAGTACGTGCAGAAGTACGCGAGAGCATACGGAATCCTGGTACACAGTCCCATCATCGCCCAGGCAATCCTGGAATCTGGATGGGGAGAGAGCAAGCTGGCATCCAAGTATCATAACTACTTCGGAATGAAATGCGGCTCCAAATGGACCGGCAAGAGTGTCAACCTCACCACCCAGGAGGAATACCAGCCAGGAACCCTGACGACCATCAAGGATAACTTCAGGGTTTACGACAGCATGGAGGAAGGCGTCAAGGGATACTTTGAATTTATCCAGCTGCAGAGGTACCAGAATCTGCAAGGAATCACGGATCCGAAGGAATACCTACAGACAATCAAAAACGACGGATATGCCACATCGAGCACATACGTCGAAAGCAACTACCAACTGATCACTCAGTACAAACTCACTGAATACGACAAGGAAGGAGCAGAAATGAGCAAGATAGAAAAAGCAGTACAACAGATGGAAGCATGGGCCGGAGATGACTCACACGGATACGACCAGACATACAGATGGGGACAGCATGGAGACTTTGACTGCTCCGCAGCAGTGATCCAGGCGTGCGAGAACGCAGGAATCCCGGTCAAGAGCAAAGGCGCAACCTACACCGGCAACATGCTCGCGGTATTCAAAAAATGCGGATTCGTTGACGTTACCAGCAAGGTAAACCGCTCGACCGGCGCAGGGCTTCTCCGTGGAGACGTTCTCCTGAACACTTCACACCACACCGCAATGTACTGCGGCAACGGCAAAGAGGTAGAGGCAAGCATCAACGAAAAAGGAACCGCAACAGGCGGCAAACCTGGCGACCAGACAGGTAAAGAGTTCCTGATCAGAAGCTACCGCAACTATCCATGGACCAACGTCCTCAGATACGCTGCAGAGTCCCAGGCTTCCGGATCCGGAAAGAAAGACATCACCACAGTGGCCAAGGAAGTGCTGGCAGGCGCATGGGGCAATGGCGATGAGCGAAAGAACAGATTGACTGCTGCCGGTTACGATTACGCAGCAGTGCAGGCAGAGGTCAATCGTCTCGCAAGCGGAGCCTCGACTCCAAAAAAGAGCACGACGGAAATCGCAAAAGAAGTCCTCGCAGGTAAGTGGGGAA